ACCAAACTGAGGTAGGGTAATCGTTAGAAACGAGAACCCCTCATGTTCGTATCGACTCGCGACAGTTTTTATATCGCGAGTGGCGCTAGTGTGACATCGACTGGCCGATTCATTAGCCAGTCTGATCCAGAGTGACAACAGGCTTTTCAGTATCCCTCCTTAAATAGAGGTGTATACTTCCCGGCCTACGTCAAGAACTAATTACTCCCTACCTAGTATGAGCAATACAGTGACACCAAAGAGCCAAATCATGAAACACGTCTTAAATGGACTCGTTGAAACGGTCCAAAGCGTGTTATGCATAACCTGACTCGGTGTGTCACCCATATCGGCTCCTGCGATGATCAAAACGAAAATCGCTACCGCTCCGTAAAGAAATGCGGAGAAGGCAACTAGGCAGACCTGTCGAAAGAAGTGGACTAGCTCTCACCACCAAGAAGTTTGGTAATGAGCAGGTCCGAAGACGCGGTGTATTGGGTTTTGAAGCCCGTGTACACAGCTAGTGCTTCCGCATTCGTATATCCGAATGCCGGGAGATCGAAGACCAGGTAGCAACTCATGCTCCTGACAACGTTCTTATCCGGCACGAAGACGTCCGCTGCGACTTTCGAATGGTCGATCCTAAGCACGCGTCGGGTGCGGTTCCCTAGGGAATTCGCAGCCTTCATCGTAATCAGACCGTCCGAGCTAGTGTATTCACTCGACCCCTTAGCCACAGCAGTTCGTGGCAGAGGCGTTGTGACCGCACTGATCGTCACAGTCTGTGGATCGGCAAATGACATAGGCATCACTCCTTGTGGTGTTTTGGCGGTAGTACAACTACCGGCGGCCTTTAGTTAAACCTAGGGCCACCAAAATGGAGGTCTGGAAGGCTGACAAGCCCTCCCAGCTAACTCCAAATCCATAGGGATCTGCTCCTACCCTCATCTTGGTATTTGTTTCCAAGACTAGGGGTTGGACTGGCACGGCATTCCCGAGAATATCTCGGACGCCGGTCATGCTATAGGTATCAGTTACGATGGTATTCTCCATCATATACCCGTAGCGCAGAACCGAACCGTCTATGGCATAGCTGTCAATGTTTGAAATAACATCGCCAGCATTCGTAAACCAATCGACAGCCCAGGTCCATGGTGCAAGATTCCAGACAGTGTCTGGACCGAGGTCTAGGCCAAATCTCTTGGCAAGGAGCCCAATTCTATCCATCTCATTCCGGGAGTCATATCCGGATGGGAGATAATAGGTG